TGTTCCAGCGCCTGCTGACGCTGGCCCATGATCCCGGTGACGCCTCGGGCGTCGTGGTGGGGCTCGATCCTGATGTCGGTCTGCCGTTCCTCTTCATCCGGGTGCCGCTGCAAACGCTGCCCCCGGGGGAATTTCCCGACACTCTGAATATGTTTCTGGCCGTCAGGGACGGTTTGGCACATGACTTCACGCGGGCTATGGAAACGAACGGCCCATGCGCCCTATAAAAAAAAGGAGACCGCTATGGCACAGGGTGTGACGTCGGCCCCAAAACAAGTTCAGTCCCCTTCAGGTACTTTGACGCCCTCCGCTCCCTCTACTCCGCCTCCTGTATTGGAAACAGGATTAAAAACAAAATTGGCGGATTCCGCATCTCGAGCCTTAGTACCGAAAACAATTGCCTGTTATGGTTTTGATAAGCCACGAGGCAAACTTCAGAAAAAACTCATCGCCGAGAAAGCTACTCTCAAAAGTTATATCTTTACAATGAACAAGCTCAACGCCGATGTGGGGATCGACGTTTATACAGCGATGGATGTTCTCAAATTCGTCCATAAGAACAGGGTACAGCTAGAAGCTTTACCTATAGATCAACGCGTCAATCTATACTGCAAGGGTTATATCCATCTTCCCCACAAAGATAGCCTTAAAGGAAAATGGCTGCATTTCCTTATGGAAAATCTGTCTTCCATTGATATCATAGGTAAACTGACAGAACTTGCTCTGGAGGCCCGAAAGGCACCAGCCCCCTCTCTCCCTCCCACTCCGTCCCGCTTGGAATATGTACGGGGTTCTGAACCAAGACTGGAAGAAGTCCTGCAATCTTTCATAAACAAAAACAGTAAAGGGCGTATGCCCAATGCAACATTAAAGAGCGACTTACTCGCTGGCTTACGGGCCAGTCCCCCCTCTACTCCTTCTTCTCTGGATAGAGTTCTCACCACGGCCTTGTTCCGTCAGACCAGTAAACTTGGCCTGCAATTTTGTGCCCAGCAAAGAATTCCCGTCGCCTTCAGTTGGCAGGCTTATGACGAGCAGTCTTCGCCTACTGGCTGGCTGACTCAGCCTGCACCCCAAACACGGCGAAGCATCACAGCCTTTGTCCCCATTACCGGCTCGGAAAA